GTCAAAGACTTCCGAGAACTTGTTGCGTAGTCTGTCAACAAACTTGGAGAACTTCAATTCATCTCTTGTAACTTCTGCCACACGACCGATAGAGAATCCTTGGTTTGGTTCAAGTCTGGAGATTGGAACGTTCAAAGACTTGTATAGTTTCTTTTCGAAATACTTAACGTCTTCCAGTTCACCCAGGTTCTGTCCACCTGGTAGTGTGGTGATTTCTGTACCTTTACCACCCTCACGGCGTGGTAACCAGAAATCTTCCAGCATAGACATATACTTACGGTCATCACGTACTTCACCAGTGTTTGCATCGTACACCAGTTTGTTCTTGTACTTGACCATAATATCACGCAGATATTGTTCTGCCTTTAGTTTTGGTAGGTTACCAACGTCAATGTAGAAAATACGGCGTTCAGGTGCTCTTGAGATACGATAGATAACTGTCGCATCCTCAATCATACGCAACTGGTTTAATGGTTTGATTGCCTTGTGTAGGTAAGATAGAACTACTGCTCTGCGGCTGTCCATAAGGCCAGACACGATAGAAAGAACAGAGTCGGTAGTAATCCTAACCCCAACAGGACCAAAATTAGAAGAAGAACCAGTAACAACCTTGTCATTGTAGATGTAGTATTCATTTACAGTTTGCATAATTTCTGCGCCGGTACGTTCATCTTTTTGTTTTTTGATTTCACGAACCTTACGCAATCTTCTAGGATCCACATAACGAAGTTCTTTAATGCCTTCTTGTGGGGCTTCACGGTCAATAATCACATGATAGTACAGACGACCATCGACATAGTATCTACGGAAAATATCTTGTGCCATATTGTTATAGTTCATCAAACGCAGAATGGTTTGGAACTCTGCCTTAATGGCATTTTTAATTTTTTTCCGGTTGTTGCAGTTTATCTAAAACGATATTGATTGTTGTACCATCGTCATCTTGTGTGATGGCTTCATTAACTATATCATCTATTGCAGATTCAATTTCAGGTTGCATCGCCATTTCTCTGTAACGAGAAATTAATTCAATTTCATTTTTAGCTGTGCCGTCTAGGTCAACATACGTACCATAGTATGCAGCAGATGTAATAGTTAATGCGCCGTCTTCCTGTGAAGGAGGCGTAAATGATTGTTGTGTATTCTGTTCTACATCCTGTTTGTCACGGGAAATTGTAAAACCGAACAACGAAAATTTATTTGGAGGTGCCATGGTTTCTTTTAAAAAATAATAAAATCAATAAAACATAAGTGGGAGGCCGAAGCCTCCCTTTAAAAAATCAAGATGTTGAATCTGTTTCCCAGTACTGATATGCAAATGTCACCGCAAATTCTTCGATTGTGTCATTTGAACCCCAATCCAAGTCAATTGGTGCAATATCTTGTGGGAACATACCAACAAATTTATAACGCTTCAATTCGTTTCCAGCTTTACCATACTGGATAACTTCAGCATCAGCGGTATATGTAGAAGGTCCTACTGCGTTAGAGTTTCTTACGTTTTGTGAATGGCTGTTAATCACATCCATCCAGTTTTCGATAGCTCTACGAATTGTAAAATCTTCATCGTTGATAATTGTAATTGACCAGTCAGCAAATGTTCTGTTACCAGCAAACTTCATTTCACGTCCAAAATATGGTACAGAAACCATACCAATTGATGAACCAGGAAGTTGTGCGGCTTTTGCCATGAACACTGCCTTTTGACTAGCAGCTACACTGTTTGAAACTAATGTTGGTATCGTTAGAGAAACCTGGAACAGATTAGGACGTGCACCGTCCCCAATCATATTCGCTCTAAATTCTGATACATTAAATGCCATTGTATTCTCCTGTTATGGTTTTATTTATTAAGCCACACCAACAATAGTATCGAAGTCAATACCTGTACCAACCGCAACAAAGTTCAATTGGATAAAGTTGATAGAACGAGAAGGCTTGATATAAATGTCACCAACAAACTGATTAGAATCAATAACCTGAGGTGTATTGTTTGTAGTGTCACAAACAACCTTGAAGTCTGTGATTCCACGACGACCTTGAATGTCACGCAAGAATGGAGTTATTGATGAAATGAATTGTGCTCTTGTAAATTCGTCGTTCTGTTCGAACAATGAATACTTTGCAGAGGTTGCAATTGCTTTCTCAAGTACCAAGAACAATCTACGAACGTTGATTCTGTCGAATGCAGATGGCTTAGATGTTAATGTCTTGTCACCGAACAGAACAATACCTTGTCCTGGGAAGGAAACAACTGGGTTAACACCTGCTGCGTAGATGGTATCTCTTTGTGTCTTATTTGGACTCCATGCAAGCTTGATTGCGTTCTTAACTTGACCACGATTTAGACCAGCTGGTGAGAACCATGGGTCTCTTGTGGTATCTGTATATACACACAGACCCGCAATGTCACCATTCAGAGGAACCCAACGGTATGTATTGTTATACTTGTCGTATTGGTATTTCCAACCAGAATCTGCAACCGCATACGTAGAAGTTGTTCCTAAACCACTCAACCAACTTGCAATTGAAGTTGTTTCGCTGCCTGCATTGTTAACAACAGCAGCATATGGAGGCGAAATGAACGCAACACAGTCAGCTCTAGATGCTGCAATTGTTGTGATTACATAATTTTGTACGTTTGAAGATGCATTGCCTGTAACTAACAATGAAATATCTGTAGTTTCTTTGTTATTGAACAGGTCCCAACCAGATTGTAGGTTGCCCTCTGTTGGTGCAGCATCAATACCACCAGCTAATTGAATCAATTCGGCTGCTGGTAGGCTTGTGAAGTTGGTTGCAGAAGACAGACCCCATGTACCAACTTGAGATGCATAGTCTGGTGGATCCATTGCGTAAACATACTTTGAGTTGTTTGCAATAACTTGTTTCCAGTAGTTTGAAACACCGTTGATAACAGCATCATTCGCTTTAGACAAGAATGCATATGTTTCTAGAACTGTACCAGTTTGTCCTGTGAATAAACCATTACCGTCAATAACAACTACGTGCAATTCATCGTCCTGACCACCTGCTGCCGTAGCTTGTGCAGATGTTCCTGGTGCCGCAGTGAAATATGATTTATATGTCCAAGATGCAAAATCTGTTGCGTTGTCACAAACTGCAACTTTTAATGAACTTCCTAATGCACCTGGGTATCTTGCCGCAAATGCACCATATGTTCCACTGTTATTTTGATTTAAATAAGTGGCTTCATATGCGGCTTTGTTTTTGATAAGTACTGTTGTTGAACCTGTTGCGTTTCTGGATGTAGAACCTACCGCACGAACAACATTAAGATTGTTACCGTATGCCAAGAAATTGGCAGAAGTGAAGAACGATACTGCTGAATTTGAATCTGGTTTTCCGAAACGGTTTACAAGATTAATTTCACTATCAATTTGTACAATTTCTTCTGCTGGACCCCACTTGAATGTCCCAACAAAAGCACCGGCTGTAGTAAGTACAGAAGGAACAACCGTGGTTAGGTCAACTTCTGATGTATTTACGCCTGGAGAGATTTGAAACGCCATTTGTTTTCTCCTTGATTTATTATGTGTTCTTTTGGTACTTAAATACCATAGAGATATTTATGAAACACGGAATTTACAACCTACTAAGTCTATCTCTGACAAAGGATGCGTAGATTTCTCCTCCGTTTGCAACTTCCCATAAGTCACCATCTAGTATTTCAAATGGAGTATCCAAACCGTCCTCAATAATTGGCTCGGGCAAGATATTTTCGTCCATCTGATTCATTTGTTCCACTTGAATCTGTTTACGAATATCGTGGTTTACAATTTCCTTAAAGTATTGTTGCGTAGAAACCCATGCAAAAATAACCAATGACATAACGAGGTCGTCATTTGCGCCTTCTGCGGCCTTAAATGAGTTCTTTTGTTGTTCAAAAGTGGTTAGTTCTGAATAGGTATCAAAGTCGCATACTTCAAGTTTGTCACCTTCAATCAAAGTCTTTAGATTGGAACATCCAATGGCTTTGACCTGAGGAGACATTTTCAGACCCATCTGTATACCACGGGCAAAACCTGCACTCAGTTGTTGTGGTTTTTTATTGCCGGTGTATACCTTCCACAGGTTTTCATACTCAAAATCTTGATGCAATGAGTCTGCAACCTGTGGGTTATTGTTGATTTCTACCAAAACATACGCATCATTGTACATTCTGGCTGCGTTATAGATGACTGTAGGGAAAAGAATCGGTGTTATAGATGAACTTGCATAACTAGCCACTTGTTTGTATGGTGTGGTTGAAATATCAATCACTTGGAATGCAGAACTGTCTAAGTTTTTACCTTCAGATACGTCAACACAAATACAGTACAAGTGGTCAGACTTATCACCCTCTTCCGTTTTCTTGGGCATTTCATAAATCTTCAACGAATCATGCACTGCAATTGGATCACGATATACGATTTGTTGGAGTTTTATACCAGACACCAGTGTGTTCGATGAACCCAAGAATTCAGTTTCAAATTCTTGACGGAACTGACGTTCACTTGTGTTGCGGATTGTTTCTTCTTTCCAAGCTTCATCACGACCTGGCACCATAGACCAGTGAATCTCAAAAGTCTTATAGTTATTTTTCTTGTTGATTGCATCCATCCACAACTTGTAGAACAGGTTCATACCGTTTGGTGTGGAAACAATAATAATCTTTGTCGTTTTACCTGATGAAATTACAGGGTAAACTGAGTTAAAGAATTCTTCCGCAATATTGTTTGGAACGAATGCGAATTCGTCCAAGAATACCAAGTTAAATGCACCGCCTCGGATTGCAGAACTGGAAGTTGATGCGGCAATAATCTTGGAACCATTTTCTAGTTCCACATTACCTTTGTTCCAGACCACAACACCTTGTTGAAGCCACATTGGAAGATTTTCGTATGCCAACTGGTACTTGGCTAGAATGTCACGAGCTAACGAACCCTTGTTCGCCAGGACCGCAACGTTTTGTGTATCTGTAAAGAGTGTCAACCACAAAAGATATGCAACGGAGGTGGTTGTCTTACCAACCTGACGAGGACATTTAGTGATTGAAAAACGATTCTCGTGGTATGTCTGAATCATTTTCTTTTGGAAGTCCCACATCTTGAACTTCATTAGACCCACATCCAC